AGAAGCGGTCGGTCTCGGACTGGTTCTTGGTGCCTTACATGGGGCTGCTCAAGCAGTCCCCGTGGTTCCTAACTTTACACAAGGCTCCATGACCAGCCACACAGAGACGACACAAAAAATAACTGAGACCATTAATTCAATGGACTATAACACAGGGTATCAATACTCTGTAACAGGTAGTGGTATTACTGCTAATGGAAATTTGTCTCCAGGGACAGGAACAAACAATGTAACTATTGATGGGGTGACTTCAACATGGACAGGGATCAACAGCAAACCAACATTCACACAGACAACACCAGGAGCAGCGTTTCAGTTCACAGAAACTTACATGGGTCCTGGTTTAAGTCAACAAACAATTATTCAAAGAACGACAGAGGTTACAAGCGTAACCGACACTACAAGTATCTTCTCGCAATAGGACTTAGTTTTGTATTCCCGTCTCAGGCATACGCTAATGTTGGTGGTGTTAGCGCCACAGCTGCTCCTGTTGCTAATTCTTCAGGTAGTGTTACTAATCAAGCAATTCAAGTTTTACAGGGTCCATACATCACAAACACTTATGGTGGTGGGGTCCAGTGTCAGGGACCTACAAGAAATTTCACTCCCTATGTGACAGCGAGTGGTTCTTTTACTAAGCCATACGAAGCATACTATGATTCTCCTGTCTATGACATGAGAGACTTAGATGAAGATGGTGCTCCTGATAATCCTGGTGACATTCTTTACAATGTTCCTACGAGAACAGGACAAAAAGATAACTACAACCTGGGTGTAGGTTTCTCTATGACATGGAGTACACCTACAGATAAAAAATTACAAGATCTCTGTAAGAAAGCAGCACAAACTCAGATTGAATTGAATACTCAGTTAGTTGCTAACAAAAGATTAGATTTTGAGATCGCTAGGTTAAAGAACTGTGGCGAATTATTGAAGGCAGGAATTCAATTCCATCCTCGCTCACCTTACTATAAAGTGTGTGCTGATGTGGTGGTAAACAATCCACCAGGACACCAGCATCCACATGTCCATGCTATCCCTTCCGTTTCTTCTTCCTCCTCGGGAACACAGAACGAAGCTCCTTCACAGCGTGGTTCATCTGACGCTGCTCTGCTTGGCGCTCCCCTACGGACTGGACGGGGAGACTCTTACCCTTTAGGGCAGCAATCTTCTTCATCACTTTCTTTACAGCAGGTTTCACCGCCTTTAACAGCAGATCAGCGAGCGGCTTTGCGAGAAGTGCTGAAGAAGTCGCGATAACAGCAATACCACCAACCTGTACAACCTGTCCACCACTTGGAAGTCCCGCTACTATTTGTGTAGGTAGCGGGACTTTTTCTGTTATCTGAACACACTCGTTACCAATCAGTTTATATTCAGTAACTTTCTTTCTGAAACCTTCTACATATGTTCCGACAGGTTCCTTTGCTACCTGTGCTGGTGTAGGACAATCTACCTTGGCAGTAGCAGGTGCTGCTGCTTTAGGAATGTCTACTTGTCCAGGTGGTTTTGGTGTATTTTTCTCTCTGGTATCAACACCAGCAGGAGCAGTGGGAACTATCTGTTCAGGTTCAAAATTAATAGGATTATAACTGGGAACGCCAGCGTCACAATACGTAACCAGTCCTGCTTTGTCATCTTGACCTACAGTTTTAGATTTGCTGTTGCTTTCGTGTGCCTCAACACAACCAGGAACGTCAACAATAGGCACACCAATATTCACTACTACAGGAGGAGCGATTGGTATTGGTGGTGAAGAATAGTTACGAGGATCCACGATAGTGATGTCGGGTATATTGACACCACTAACATTTATTTGTTTGATTTCCATCAGTCCTCAAATAATTTAAAAATACCAGTCCAGATGGAATGAAAGAAGACGTACAAGAAGAAAGTTTCAGTTGCTTCTTTCTTTACCTGTTTCTTATACGTAGTTTGTGCCATATCTTTTAATAACGATATACCTTATTTAACAAAACTCATTAAACTTTAATAAGGATCTCAACAATCATTAAACACTGACCCTACTTCAGATCCAATTTCAGATCCTGCTTTCTGTCCTAGCAACAGAGCCCAACCACCTGCCAACCATCCCACATAAGGAATGCTAGTGACTGCTGGGACAATGAGACCAGCACTAATTGCTGTTCCTGCCATCGCACCTTGTGAGCGTGCTCCAGCGTCCGCCCTGATACACTCTTCGCTTTTTGCAAGGGACTTTCCCTCGGAGTCTACTGCACCGCCTCCTAGGTTGCGTGTGCCATCCATGGTGTACTGGTCTGTGCGATACTCCCTACGCCTTTCGGTCTGTGGTCCGAACCATCCGCTTTTATCCTTGTCTAGTTCCAGTGATCTTTCAGACTCTAGAACTTTAGGATCGTTTGCACGGTACTCAACCTCGTATCCATCCTTTCCTGCTTTAATTCTATAGGATGAATAGTCTCCTCTAGGAATATTAATGACAGGAACTTGTGGTTGATCTGGTCTATGTAAAACATAACCCAGTAGACCTACATGAGATACTGCAAACAGAGTACCAGCAGCGATAGCAACTACCTTTAATGGTGAAGTCTTTTTCTGTTCACCCACGCGAACAACTGAACCATTATCATCACTAGTTTTGAGTCCCATGGTTCTATGGGAGTGAGATTGCAGGACCAGTCTTGCCTACTGGTAGATCAGGACCAGTCGCCTCTGGTAGTTTAGGCATGGCAGCATCCAACATGCCAGGAAGGGCAGAACTAACTGCCTCAGTTGCTGCCTTAGCAGCAGCACTCTTTGCCTGGTCAATCAGAGTATCTTTGTTCAACAAAAGATAAGCACTACCACCGATCAAACCAAGTGAGGTAAGACCAGACAGCAGTGCTACAACGTTAATCAGTTTTTGCATCTTTCTTTGGCTCAATAGCGGAACGAACTTCTGGTTCTTTCTTTGCTTGAGCCTTTCCATTTCCACCCCCACCAGCTTTGGCAGGACTCAATCCGAAGGCAGCTAAAGAGCCAGAAAACACGGATGCGATAAAGGTGGGATCAAAATCAAGAATCTTTTGACCGTTAGGAAGTCTTACGTAACTGAATGTAAGAAGGGAAGCAGACCAAATAAGTACAACAACTTTTACAAGATTACCAAGAACTTCACTTTTATCTTCATCGTGGTCTTGCTTCTCAACAGCGGGTTTAGTGTCCGACATAATAGAGAATCAAGGCTCTATTATTTATGGTCTGAAATATGTATTTGTTCTTGGGAAGATTTGTCTGTCTCCCTGATCCCATGGTTTAGTTCTTCTGCTTCCTTTGAGAACATCTCTATACCAACCAGCAATGTAACCTGTTGACTCTCTGGGGTTATCAGCAAAGATCTCTAGATTAGGACTACCTTTTTGACAAGTATTATCTGCATGATTTCCTGGCAATCCAAGAACGCCCTGAGTAGCATTGACAATAACTTGTCCAACCATTGCAGAGTGAAGAGAACACTGATAGTAATATGTTCCTGCAGATCCAGCAGGAGCAGTCCACACAATTTCCTCATTAGAATTTGCCCCTTGACCTGTAGCACCACTGACTTGGTTGCCTGTACCAGTTCCAGCAGCAGTCTTTAGATATAAGGGATGATTATAGTACGTTCCTGCGGGATGAACAACAATGTTACCAGTCATGTTGCCATGATTAGCACAAATATACTTATATGTACCAGCAGCAGGGCAGTTTGCAGCATCCCATCCAATAGCTTCAAAAGCATTTGTAGATCCTTGACCATATACATTAGGAACATCTACATTACCTAATGTTTGAATACGAATTGGGTGGTTTGATAGAGTTACCTGAAACTCCATGGTAAGTGCATCACCTTCTTCAAGGTTAATAGTTGGGTCTTGAAGTTGTTGATTAGTAGTTACCCTATCATTGACTGTCATGATGTAACTTGAACTTGCAGTCTCACCATCAATGGCAACGTAAGCAGAACCAACTGGTTGACGAAGTGTAAGTGTGTCACCTTCTCTAATAGTAATAGGTGCATTGCTTGCACTGCTATGTGTAGTGACACGATCTTGTCCACTTATAGTATATGCAGAAGATCCAGAAGCATCAAAATCTATTGAATAAGATAATGCACCAACAGGATTGACATCAAATGTCATATCACCACGCAGTCCATAGTTATCAAGGACAGCAATTGCATCTGACTGTGTGAATCTAGATTTCCCACTAGCAGCAAGTGCAATCAATCCACAAACTTGTGGAGCTGCCATGCTAGTTCCACTGATTGATGCGAAGAAGTTACCAGTTCCTTGACTATATTTTGGATCGGGAACACCAGTATTGTTAAAACAAGAATGGATGTAAAGACCAGGAGCAAATACATCAACACCAGGACCATAGTTTGTGAAAGATGTTCGGGTATTATTGTTGGTTGATAATGCTCCAACATTAATTGCACCACGAGTACCAGATGGACTACCACCCCTATTCATGTAAATCCAACCACCAAGTCCCTGAATGAACATTCTATTATTCCACTCGGTATCTCCTTCTTCTGCAATGTAATAATTTTCATTACCTGCAGCAGTAACTACGACCACACCATCTTCAATGGCATCTTCAATATCAGCATTTAATGCAGCATAGTGTGCAGGTATTGTTCCAACTGCTTCACGAACACCAAAATCTGCTTCAATACCATCCCAAGTCCACCCAGATGGATTTGGATTTGCAGCACTATACTGAACTCCATTCCACTCAATCCAATTAACGTCACCCAAGGGTATATTAGTTCCAGCATCATACCCAAACTGTGTCAGATCATATCCAAATCCCCAACTATGATTCGTGATCGTTGGATTTCTCTTTCCAGTCTCTGGATTGATTGGTTTGTATCTATGGAATGCTCTAAGATAATCAAATAATAATAGAGTATCTACAGCAGAGTTGCCATAAGCATTAATCCCATAGATGCTTGCTTCCCTAGCCCACCCATACCACTGACCTGCCACGGTTCCAGCACAGTGAGTTCCATGATAATCTGCACCACCAGTGGCATCTAGATATGGATAACTTCCAGTTGGTAACGTAAT